CGCCCTGTGCCGTCTCCCATCTTCCAGCCGCCTTTGAATCTTCTTGAAGCCGAGTGTCAAAAATTTTGTGATAATCCTCTGAATCGATCAAATGTTTGGCTTTTCTACCAAAACGAATGGCTAATTCTCCAGTGTGCGTGACTTGTATGATTTTGAGTTTCGGATCACGGCCCACCATCCACGCGGGCAGCAAATAAGACGCAAATTCTGATTTTGTATGCCTTGGAGGCATATTTACGATCAAACGATTGATTTCACCACGAGCTATTTTATTAAATTTCTCTGCAACGTGCCTGTGATGAGATCCTTCTATAAAATCTGGCCATACACATTTAACAAAAGACAAAAAATCGTCTTTAGCCCGGTTCTGAATCTGTTTTTCAGCATGCAAAACTTGAAGTTGCCGGTAAGTTTTTCGAATGTCCGCGGGAAGCTTACTAATATCAACGGTATTTAAATTCATATAAAAATTTTATAAAATTTTTAGCACCCTTATGGATGTTCAACAAGTTTTTACCGGCTATGACTGTCTAAATCAAGCAATAAACTCCAAATTTTTGGGACCCCTTTTTTAAAAAGGGGTGATGGGGGTCTTCGATGTTTCGATATTGGGATTGGGTTTGGGACCTCTTTGGGGTGCGCGAGCGCGCCCCATTGTGCGTGGTTAATGAACTGTTTGTGAGTGTAGTTTGTCTTCGAACTCTTTGTACTCTTCGGTTTGTTGTGTCTTCTTTATAAGTTCAGGAAGAACTAACAAAGCCATTGCATAACTTGCTAACTTTGAGCCGAGTTTATTCAATACTTGTTCAGTTCTTTCTAACTTCTCTTGTGTGTCTTTGCCATTGTGTATGTATATTGCACCACTCAATACTGAACTGGATAAGTGTTCAGGTGCTCTCTTATCTATCCAACCTTTACTATCTTTCATGTTTGCCTCGCTCTTTCTAATGTGTAATCATTATCATCATACTGAGCCTCGGTCAATGGTATTCGCTCGAATGTTAATCCATTGCGAAAGTAATATGCAGAATTACTCCAATCATGATATTTCTGCCACGCACTTTCTTCTGTTAATCTTATTGGCTCATGCAATCTGCCGAAGTGGTCAATGGCTCGTTCGCCATGTTTCGCAAACCAATCGGACCAACAAATCATTGTGCAAAAATTTCCATCGCCATAACCATAACGACCGAGAGTTCTAGTCTGAAAATGCTTAGAGCCTTTAGTTCCACGTTTCCTGTCTGTTGTTTGATAAGTATGACACTTTGGACCTTGGCAATATTTAGTCATTTCTATTCCTCTCATTATCCTTGCCTACTTTCATACCAATAAAAAAAGCGAGTGAAACTAATGCACATAGAATTATAATTGGTGCTGTTATTAGTTCAAACATTTTGTACCTCTCTTATAGTATAGTTGACTGCTGTTCTTGGGTGATTTGCATTAGTATCCCAAAAGTTATAGCAACTGTTTCCCTTTTTATCTGTCCACTTTTTAGATTTAAAATCCTCATGTTCATCAACACCTCTAACAGTATCAACTTTCTTTCGTGATTTCATAAACCAAGTAAAGTATTTTATAGTCATTTTATTTCTTTCTGTTAAGGGATTATCCTATTACAGATAACCCCTTAAGTCAACTGTTAATTTATAGCTTGTTGTTTTTCATATTCTTGTCTTGCAAGAATTTTATCCCCTCTACTAACAGATTTATTCTTCATGGATTTTAACATTTCTGCCGCATTTTTAGGATTGTAGAAAGCTAATCCAGTTGAGTTAGTTCTTATAATTTCTGCGTCAGTTAGTTTCAAACCACTCTCATTAGCAAACTCAATTGCCTCATCAAGATATTTATAACCTTTGACAACATCTTTAACGAACTTCATCTGCGTTAAAACAGATTTAATCCATTTATAATGTGCCATGATGAATTGACCTTTAGCTTGTTTCCATGCAACAAGAATTTTGAACTCTTGTTCAGTACAAGCTATTGATCTGTCACGACAATATTCACGACCAATTAAATCGAGTTTATATTTATCGTTCCACTCTTTGCCATAACCTTTATTATCATCACCTAAATATTTGTCGTTTGCGTCTTTATATTTAGTTAAATGTGGATTGTGTTCTTTGCCATCTTGTTCAATGAGAATATCAGGATTACAACCCTCTTGTGCTTTTATCTCATCACGCAATAAAGCATATCCATACTCACTATCAGATGTATGACTTGAGTTATTCTCAACATCTGTGCTACCATTTAAACGAAAGTCAAAATGTTTTTCGATTTGTTGTTCTTCCATTTTAGCATTGTTGTCATAATCTCTAGTTTCAACCATGCCTGTATAATGAAAATGAAAACAACTATCTGGTTGAACATTGTCCACATTTTCAAACTTGTTTTGAAGATAATATGCTTTCGCAACATCATCTTCTGTATAATGCCTACGAACAATTTGTTTGGCAAGTGTCCACGCATTATCATTAATCTCAATCTGGTCAGCTTTTTTATTGTCGTAGTCTTGTTTTTCTTGAGTATCTTCTGCCTCAAGGTGTACTCTCATACGAGTTCCCATCTTGTTGCGATACTCTTGATTTAGTCTTATTCTACTCATTACTTTCTCCTTTGTTATTTATTTGCATTAATAAAGTTTTATATTATCTTGACATTGATGTCAATAGGATTATATATGATATTGGCTCCTGAGATATGAGCCTTTATAATAACTGTCTCGGGACAACTTGGGGTTGTGCGATGTTTACTCGCAAGAGAATAACAATTACACCCCAACTGATCCCTGATCTGATTGGTCGAAACAGTAATTGTGCTTAAGCAATTCCAATCGGATCTGGGATCAGTGAGAAGCTGGAGCAACGCTCCGTTAAAAAATGCGGCTGGCACTTACTGATCCCAGATCCAATCTAGGGGAGCATCGTACCCGAATACGGCCTAGAAGAAATTCTAGTCGGTTGGATCTGGGATCAGTGTGAGAGATTAACAAGTGTCACTCTCATAGTGGCATTGGATCTGGGATCAGGAGTAATAGATAAAAAACAGCCGGCCATAAGGCATGCCTCTGTCAGCCCTCTTTATCGGTGGAGTTTTGCCAGCGCAGCTGTGTTCCCTGATCAGGAAGTGGCGCTGGTTATATGAAAAAAAATTCAACCTGAGGTTGATACAACCTGTGGTTGAAGGGCCGGAATTTTAATAAGCTGCAAGCTTCAAGCTCCAAGCTTGACAATGACTGAAGGATAACATAGGATGAATTATGAAAGATAAAACACTAATAGTAAAAAAGAAAAATGTCTGGGGTAATGAGTTAGTATATCCAGTGTGTCAGGATGCAATTTTATTTAGTTGTATTGCTGGAACAAAAACATTTTGTTCAATAACCATAGCCAACATTAAAAAATTAGGTTATAAATTTGAAACACAGAAAGAAGAAATATAAAAATGGGATATACAAACTATTGGACCAACAAAAGATCTTTTACTGATGATGAATGGAAAAGAGTAAAAGATGAATATAAATGGCTCACAGAAATGGGAGAAGAAATAATAGTTGATCAATCAGAAAACAAAGATGAAATAATGTTTAATGGGATGGCAATTAAAGGTCTAGATCATGAAACATTTTATATTAACAAAAAGAATGATCGAGAGTCTTTTAATTTCTGTAAGACAGCCCGCAAACCATATGACCTGGCCGTCTGGCACTTATTATATTTTATAAATAATGAGACCGGCGCCATGAAAAAAATATCGAGGGATTGGTGAGCCATATGTTAGATAAAGAGACTGTTAACCGGATCCTGCACCTTCACCAGGTGCAGGGCCTGAAGGCTGGCGCCATTGCCGAACGCTTTGGCTTCAGCTCTTCCAGAGTCCATGGTGTACTCAGGCGGCAAGCAGCAAGCCGCAAGCTTCAAGCGGCAAGCTTCAAGCGGCAAGCGCCACAAAAAAGACACAATCATGAATTAATATGAATTTAGAAAGTATGAATACAAAAAAAGCATGGGACCTGGTCGGGGGCTTAAGTAAGCCCTCCAAAATGCCCGGATGGGCTTATGGTATACCAGCCAAAGAATGCAAGACTGGATCTAAGCTCCGCCTGGTTAAAGACTCGGTATGTTATAATTGTTATGCACTTAAAGGTTGTTATGTATTTAAAGTTGTACAAGAGGCACAGTATAGAAGACTGGCCAGCATCAAGCATGAGCTGTGGACTGGAGCGATGGCTCTTCTTATCAATTCCAAAAAATCAAAAGTTTTTCGATGGCATGACTCCGGAGATGTCCAGGATGAAGATCACCTAACAAAAATTTTCGCAGTTTGCAGGTTGACGCCTTCAGTCAGGCACTGGCTACCGACGCGTGAGGCCTGGGTGAAGCATTTTTTAAAATTATGTCCTGATAATTTAGTTATAAGATTTAGCATGCCAATGATCGCCCAGGCAGCAGCGGGCGGCTGGGCCAACACGTCAACCGTGGTGACATCAGGCGCGACCTGTCCGAGCGCGCAGCAAGGCAACGAATGCAAAGATTGTAGAAATTGCTGGAATAAAGATATTAAAAATGTAAGTTATGGCAAACACTAATGGAATTCAAACACCCTAAATATTACGCGAAGATGAGGAAGGAGCTCCGCGCCGCAAGCAGCAAGCCGCAAGCTACAGAGATTCAAGCTTCAAGCGGCAAGCATCAAGCCCCAAGCTGCAAGCCTCAAGCTTCAAGCCGCGAGCAGCAAGCTGCTCAATCTCGCTACCCTCATAAAGTTTCAAGCAGCTAGAGGCGAGGTGCATCGTAAGGATAAAACTATTCTTGGGATGCTTCACATGGAATGCGATTTGGTGTGGTGAGAATCTAATTTTATTACCCTTGGTTACTTTTAGTTCAACAGTGAAAAAGTGTTTGTTATCATTATAACCCAATAGATCAGGCGTGCCTAAAGAGCTAGTATTTTCAATCCTAGTCCAGTTAATTTTAGGAGTATTTTTCTTCCAATAGCGCCATAATTCAGACTCATTTCTGACCATATTTTACCGTAATTACTTCTTTCTTGCTTGGAGATTAAAATGTATAAATCTGAAGGGATCAACACCATTATCCACACTAAATTGATGTGGCAACCATGAATTAAATAACAACAATGTACCTGGTTTAACCGGTACAATTTGTCTTTCCATTGCCGGACATAATTTAGAATGATCTTTAATTGGTAAATTTAACATCATACGACCTGGACGTGGGTCATGAAAAACTGGTCTTGAAGTTCTATCAGATGCCTCCACAAAATAAAATCCTGATATATGATTGTCCCAATGGACATGAGTATCTTGGTGTCCACCACCCTCGTAAGCAAACTTTTGTATCCACATCTCCGTGTAATCTATTATATAATTAGATAAATCAAATCCTTGATCTTCCAAAATATTTTTACCGGTGTTTCTTATTAACGATTCAAACTCTTTTAATCTTTCATCTTTATATAATTCTGGTCCAGAGTGATAAGACATACCATGATCTTTTATCTCAATGTTTAGCTTCTTATGTCGGGCAGCAATAGACTCTTTAGCTTCATCTATAGCTTTGTTTGTATGTTCATTACACACTGCCATAAAATCTTTATCTTCTAAATATTCTGGTAAATCTGTCTGATAAACAAATGTGTCAAATAGTGATACTGTTTTTAAATCACTCACTACAATATAATTCCGCCATGATCCTTAATGACTTTGCCCATAGGCGCGTGTTCAGGTATAACCTCTATCACTATTCTATGTGTCTCTCTGTGGCCTATGATTTTATTTTCCAATAGTTTTACAGCCTTAATGTCATGGAATACTCCATCTGCTGTCATAACTTGCATTCTAGCGTGTTTGACTGTCTCTGCTTTCAAAAACTTATCTAACACTTGTCGTATTAATTTAGCGTCAATCATCACTTGCTTTTTACATTAAGTTACGTTATATGTCAATACATGGGATTACCAAAAAAATTAACAGAAATGCAAATCAAATTTGCCCATGAACTTGTCACTAACGAAGGTCGTAAATATGCATTTGAATGTGCAATTGAGGCAGGTTACGCAAAAGATAGAGCAAGAATTACAGCATCTGAATTACAAAATCCAAAAAAATATCCGTTAGTAGTTAAATATCTTGGTGAGATAAGAGAAGAATATCAAAAAAAATATGATGTTACATACGGTAGACACATTACAGAATTAGGTAAAATAAGAGCAGAGGCATTAAAAAAAGGTGCATGGTCTGCAGCAGTTAATGCAGAAGTGGAACGTGGTAAAGCAGCAGGATTATACATTGAACAAAAAATTATACGTACAGGTAAGTTAGATGATCTATCTGCCGAGGAGCTAGAGACGAGGATGAAAGATATTATAGATCAATATTCACCTATACTCGAAGGTGTTGAACCTGAAGATATTCAAAAAGAAGTTAAAAAGAAAGTTAAAGAGTTTAGACTTCCCAACCTTAAAAAACTTAATTAATCTTTTTTATAGATTGAATTACTGATGTTGGTATTAGAGTTGTATTACCAATATCTTCAAAGGTTTCTTTGTCTTTTGTTTTTATAAAATCACAAAAAATTCTAGTAATACCTTTCTTTTGACTTAATAGATAACCTTTAGACACACACGTGGGCAGCTTAGACTTGTTTAAAGATCTAGTAGAACTCCAACCGGCATCACCTTCAATGTCAGCCCATTCTATTTCTACAAACGGATATTTGGATATATCACTTCCTAAAGATTTTAAATTTAGAGGGATCGTCTTCTTGTTTTTGATTCTTCTCTTTGTTTTCTTTTTTGATTTTCTTTTTCGCATAGTGATAACCTGGATTGTGCCTGGCGTGGAACTTATCCCAAAATTCTGTTTCTGTCATCATATTTTTGTCTTCCACATTTAAATGTGGAAGTAAACCTTAAATAAGTGTTGGTACACAACACTTTTTAAAAATCTTCCTAATCTTCCACGTTTTCAAAACAGGCTAAATCGTGAAAAACCGTTGGTATTAAACACTTTCTACATTTCCACATAAAGATGTAAAATACTTTTGACCACACTCGCCCCAAGTTTGGGAAAATAAATGTGGAAATGTGGAAAACACGTATTATCCTTATGTACCAATGTTAATAGCGTTTCCGACCTTCCACGTTTTACACATTTTTGAAGTGTAAAATGCGTTTTATGCGGGTTTTTGACACCTTTTTCCACACTTTTGAAGAGAAATTAGCTAAATGGACAGATTGTCGCACCTGTTTTGCTGTGTTTTTGGAAAATCTTCCACGTTTTCGAGTTCATATTTATCGAGACAAAATGACCGATTGTGGCAACTTTGTGGCAATTGCCACATTTCAGACACAATAGTGTCTTTTATATCACACTGTGGTATTTATACCACACTCTTTAATTCGTAATAATCTGAAACTTTTTGTAGCCATTTCCACTTCCACTCTCGAAACTCGCTGCCATTTACTAGAAACCTCTGAAAAAAATTATCCGGCGTGGTCATTAGAATAACACCCTGCTCGATGCTCGTCCCATAGACCTGGTCGTGAGCTGTCGCATACGCCACTAGCTGCAAGAACATATCTTCTATCCACTCCACCTTTTTAGGCTTGTTGGATTGTTTAAAATCTATTATGCTTTCACGCCCTTGGTAAATGCCTCACATATCGGTCAGACCGGCATATAATCCAGGATAATGCAAAGTGCATTCAACACCCCATATTTCTTCTAAATCATTGAATCCTTTAGCAATAATCGTCTTTGCCATGCCACTCGCTTCTCGCCCAATATCTGTTAAATCTAGTACATTGCCGCCCTTAATGTGGTGCTCTAAAAAAGTATGCATTGCTGTGCCTCTGGCAGCAGCTGTGTTCCTAATTC